CATTATAATGAAACATCTGTTGTTCTTCATTATATTCAAGTAACCAAGTTCCCATTATTCTTGTGTTTTGTTTTACGATTGTATTTCTTTTTGTTTTTATGAATTGATTTTTTTATCCATAGTTTCCTAAATGCTGCCCTCATTTCTTGCTTGATATTCATAGTAACCTCACTTCTCCTATATTTGTTTCTATTGTAACTAGCACCATATCCTGAGATATATTATCTCCCCCTTGTTGTTCTTGTGTATCTCTAATTCCCCTCGACATATTGATTCGTATGTTATAATCATATACGATAGCTTTACTCTTTTAGTTTCAATAGGTTGTAATACTCTCTATCTGCCCTCCTGATATAGTCCATGTTTTCCTCATAGTCCATCATCATCTTTTTTTCTTCAGTAGTTCCATGCTCCCAAATATCGTGGCAGCCTAGATTCTCTCCCATTGATAAGCAATGATAAGTGATATTTTCATAAGTAGCTACTAAGTCAGGTCTGCGTGAGCGTGGTATAATGTGTGAGTGTGATAAAGGCACTACGTTGTAGTATTGACCGCAGCCAGTACACTTATGCTCTCTGCTCTCAGCCATAAGCTGATA